CTACAACTCCAACGTAGTATGAGGCCCCCGTAGAAAGGCCTGTAACACCCTTCTGATCATCTGTAAGGTATATTACCTCCTCACTGTCTCTAAACTTATGATAGGTCGAAAAACCAATAGTACTAGAACCAAGACTGACCTGTGCAGAAGCCCTTTCTGCATTGAAGAAGACATCATGGGTCACTGCCGACATTCTTACTTCGGCTGATGCATCTCCACCATTACCACCAGATATGGAGATGGTAGGTCTCTCTTGATAGTCGAAACCACTATCGAGGATATCAATTCTTTCTAACTCACCCTTGACATTAACAATACCAGTTGCACCAGTTCCTACACTATCATTAATTCTCAGGATAGGTGGATTGATGATATCATAACCTTTACCAGGATTGACAACTTTAAATTCTTCAACTGGACCATAGTTGAGTTTGTTAGGAGACTTATAGTTAAGGATCTCAACACCGTTATTCAGGATACCAGTATGTCCTGTGATGGTTGGGTATTCACCACTTTTGTTTACAGGTTCAAGAATACCTCTGTAAATGGGTTGTGGTTCAAATGATTTTTTATAGAAGTCAAAGTATTCAAAAGATACACCACTTACAGTTCCGTTTAGAGTAACATAAATGTTGGTATAAAGATTTGATCTACTCTTTGCAAGTTTAATATTGAGAGTATCAACTCTCTTGATATAATATACACCCTCCTTGACATCATCAAATGTTGATGGAGTGGTTACTGTAATCGTATTTCCATCAGTATCAGTTGAAGTTGTAGTTATCTCACCTGGTGTGTAGTAAACTGCATCACCAGTGTAGAAACCGTGATCACCACTAGTGACCAACTCAATAGTATTATTTGATGTAGTACCACTGAACTTAAGTTTTCTATTATATGGATTCAGTGTGATGTTCTCAAATGATGGAAGAGAGTTAGATGCAACAAGAACATCGTTGTTGAATTTAGAATAAGTGTTCTGAACATTTACAAGATACTTATTCAGATGTGGATAATCTGTAGAGTTTGTGTAGAGAGTTTGATTTTCTACAGAAAAAGATTTTGTAGTATCAACTAATGTTGCAGTGATAACTTGGAAAGTATCTCTTCCACTAATGGAAGAAACATTTCCCGTAGTTTCATTACCATCCTTATCAGTAAGAACAACATCGTTGTTCAAATTCAAGATGTGATCAGTTTCTAAAGTAATCGTATACTTCTTAGAAGGAGCATCATCAAGAACAATCGTCTTTACTTTCCAGGAAGCTTTGACATTCAGATTCCAGTTTCTTGTCTTTTCGATATTTTTTTCAATACCGATAGACTGAACTTTGATAGTATCACCCTTCTTCAGACCAAAGTTCTTCTCTTCAAAGGTAATATCCTTAAGTGCTGTGGAGATCTTTACCTGAATCTTCTCTCCATCCTTATATGCATAAGCAAAATCATATATGGTAATATCTGTTCCCTTAACAATCTTATCAACTGCTGGAGGAACATTGAAGAACTGGTTATCGTTCTTACCAGAATAATCTGTAACGTACTCAGCATCATCAACATCAACGGTGTCAAGTCTTCCAGACTGTGGGAAACCGATGGTAGAATCTACATCAATAACTGTTGAACCGATAGAAACATCATTCAGAACCTTTGTCTTCTGGTTTGGTTTGAATGATGCAAAGACGGTTCCGTTTACATCAATATCTCTATCATAACCAAGGTCAAGACTGACTTGGTAATAAGTCTTTCCATTATAGACAACAGGTCTAACACTACTGACAGAACCTCTAGCTCCAGTACTATCTTGGAAAAGAGTTCTATTCCTGAGGTCCATTGGATCACCAAGGAACTTCTCAACAATAAGATCTGTGGTTACCTTGAAGTTTGCATTAGAAGGTCTTATCAGATACTCACTTGGTCTGACAACTTCTACGTCTTCACCGAAGAGTGCTCTGAAAAGAATCTCAAAAGACTGATCAGTACCTTTTGACTTATAGAAACTATCAGCATTATAGATGAAGTTCTCTTGATCCAGTCCTGTATATAAAGTTCTGTCCTCAAAACCAGGAAGAACTTGGGTTTTGACCTTGGTTAAAAACTTTTGCAGGAAGAGAATGCTTAAGTTCTTAATCTCTGCCTTAGCAGTATGAGTATCTGCTGATGTTGAAGTGAACTCTAATACATCAGGTGTATTAGTTCCTTCGTATGATGTTACGGCACTAAAACCCCTAGAACAGTTCTCAAAGGATGTATCTGTCTTATATTCATAATAAATGATCTCATCATCAATCTGAATCAAACCATCTCTGGTTGGAAACCCTTCAGTGAAGTTACCAGTAGAATCAGTTGTAATCGTTGTGTCAGTATATGATACGTTAGCACCCAGAACCGTAGAGGTTGTCAGGTCTGTTAACTCTTCAACCTTAATATATTGATCAATATTTTGAGCAATGTCAAATGTTCCACTCTCAAATTCCTGTGAAACATAGTATTGTTTCAGAAACTCAGGGAGAAGTGGAAAATCGTCTCTGACATAGTCGGGAACTTGACTCTCGACAATATTCTGGAACTTAATTCTATCTACTGACATTCTTTAACTTCTGATGAGAGATCCGTTTGTATAACTGGATGATACTAAGTAATTTGTACCAGAAACATCATTACCCGATGAAATGTTATCAGCTACAGTACTTACAGTGCTAAAAGCGGGATCTAACTGTAAGTAGAGATCTTGATAACCAATAACATCATTTGAATATGGTGATACCGAAATCTCAACCAATGGAACTGATCTATTGATACTTGTAGAAATAATATTAATTGGGTTCAGTTTGATCTCACCTTTTACATAATCAATTGTTCCAATCGATTGTCTCAGTACAACAGGTTCAGTTGGTGAATCTAATTTGAACAAGAAGATAGTTCCTGTCTCTAGACCAGGGTTTGGTGTGTCACCAAGGTAAACTGTATCACTGATACCACTTACTCTGAACCCTGAAGATTTGATGTTGTAACCTGATTCACTCTTAACATGAAAACGATTTCCGTAACAAATTTCGTATTCGGTGAAACTATTTAACACAGGTTCCATATCCCTTCTCATGACCACTGTGGTGATGTTTGAAGTGATTGAAGAGTGACTATCATCAACAACTTTCTGGAACTTACTATACTTAAACCTTGCACCGAATCGATTCAGACCTCTAGAGTTTGAATAGTCTTCAATATTCTGAGTGATCAATGTTCTAACAAAAGCTGCAGAAGGTGCAACGTCTGTGTTGTAGTATGCCTTTACGTCAGTCTCTAAGTAAAGATACTTAAGATCAACAATCTCTGGGACAATACCAACAACAGAATGTCTCTTTAGATCACTGACAAGGTTCTCTTTAATATCATTAGAAAGATATACACCATTGTTTGGTTTGACACTGATGAATACCTTACCAAAGGCTGGTGGTGTCAATACCTCACCACCAAATGCCGATACAGATTCAGTCTCAGGATATAATGTAGGAACAATAGCTTCATAGTCTGCTGCTGTTACAGCTCTGTTCTGTGATGCATAAATCTGAGTTGAATACTTTTTGATGGACTCAGTACTCTCGATTTCCTTTCCACCATATGATGGTGTATTCACAGTAATCAGTGAGATACCGTTGTTGATAACGATACCGTTGTTATCAACCAAACTACCAGAGAATCTAAACCTATCAAGACCATCAGCAATTGGTCCTGCACAAACAGGATAACTGATTTCAACAAAGTTTGGTTCTTCTAGCTTTTTACCAAAGACTCCATCACCAAATAAGACCTCATATCTCTCATCACTTACTTCTTTGAGGTAATATATTGGTGAACTCTTTGTTACGTCGAATAAACTATCAGATAATGTATATTTCTGTTGAATTGTAGATGTCTCAGACTCTTTTACAATTACACTAATAAGGTCAGTATCAATACCTGCATTAGAAAGAATAAACTTCTGGTTAGGAAGTCTTGAACTTACACTGAATGTCTGAGTGATCCAGGTTCCTTCGTAAACATCAATACCTTTAAATCTTGCAAAACCATCAGACTCTACAGGAACCGTGATATCTGATGGTATAAGGAAAGTAAAGTTGGCATTTGCAAATCGTGTACTTGTAGTAATACAAATACCAGCCTTTAATGTAATTGATGATGAACTTGTATTTCTAGAGTCAATATTAAAACTTATATTTGCTTTCGATGCTTTCCTAGATCTCGGAAGATATCCAATGTTTCTTGCCAAGGAGACGACGTTCTGTCTCAACGTGGCACTATCAATGAATACCTCATTCGACACCATATTGGTGTTGTATGAAGTCATATATGTGTTATAGGCTAACACATCGATGATAGTTGAAAGGTTGGACCCTTCAAAATCGTAATCAGTAAAGTTTGAATTCGCCTTAAGGTAATCCTTAATCGAAGTCTTTATCTGATCAAAATCTAAGTTACTAAAATTGACTAAAGGCATTTACCTAGTGGGTTCTAATGCTAACGTTAATTCCTGTGCTGGTACATCGATACCTACAATCTGATACTGAAGAGTGACATCCATCGCTCCTTCATCATAATTTGGTTTGACTAGAACTTCGATAATCTCTA